GACCACAACGCCGTCTGTTGTGGCGCTTCCCACGATGGTTCCGCCGCCCGTCGCTTCTCGACCGGCGCGGGTCACATTCGACAGACCGTTGATTGCGTTCAGCAGGACGGAAAAGTTAGCCATGACCTGCGTGGCGTCGGCAACCTGCCCATTCTGAAGCGTATAAGGAAGGGAGATAGCCATGGTTTACCCCTGCTGTGCCGTCTGATAGCCAAGAGACTTGTACGAGGAATAGAGGTTCCCGAGGAGCGTCCCTTGAACCGAATTTCCCGTTATTTCAATCTGAACTTGCTTGAACAGGATAGGCGCCGTCCAGTAAATCGGTCTCTGAACGACAATAGGCTGATTCGCCAGCCAATCCGCCGCACCCCAGATAAATGAACCCCATATGGTGGCCCCGGTTCCCATGCCGGATATGGTTGGCTGATTAAGCACATTACCGTATTCGTCAAGCGCGGTGACAGTGATCGTCTGTCCTGATTCAAGGCCACACATGAGCGTCGATTGTACCATGACATTCTGACTGGCCTGCATGCTGTCAGGTAGTAGAGTGGTCGTCATCGTCCACGACAGAGAGATGCCGTTTTCCGTAAAGCTGTCTTCAAGGCCGGGAGTGACGTTTCCTTGCCAGAGTTGCGCCGTGATGCCTTGTGGGGCCATCACAAAGCCGTTACCGCTGGAACCCGGCCATGGCGCGATCAGAGACGATGGGAAAGTGTGAGGACCGCTCCAAACCTTCTGCGCAAGGTGATACCAGTATTCCTGCCAAGGCTGGTTGAGAGCGTTTCCGTTCTGCATGCTGATGCGGTAAACGTCGCCATTGTAGGCCGCGCACATGCGAGATGGATATATGGCCTGAAGAAAGGCCATCTCGACGCCACGCCCATCACCTCCAATGGGCTCTGACACATTGCCCATAAGATCGATCAGGCGCAATCCATCGGTGGCCGCATACATCAAGCCTCGGTTAGTCGTGGCGATGGTGTTGGGGGCAATGCAGCCTTGAGCGCCGCCGATCTTGTTGACGGCCAAGTTGCTGGTGGACTGATCCCCGGTAATCATCACCATGCCCGCCGCGCCTTGAAAGGCGATCAGAGATTGCAGGACGCCGCCCGTAGACTGATAGACCGGAAGCCCTCCAAAGGCCGTATCAGCCAAACCGTTCGAGTTGGTCAGGGCTTGCGAGGCGTTGGTGATCTGTGTGGGGTTGCCAGCATCTGAGAACTGCCGCCCGGTTCCCACCGCATACCATGCCCGGCCATTGAACCCCTTGACTGCAACCGGGCGGGTGACAAGGCCGAATCCGTTGGTGGTTCCTGCGGCCCATTGAGGCGTTGTCGCCGTGCCGCCTGCAACGGTCATCGTCTGACCAGAATGACCCCCTGTCGCTGCTATGCTGATGGTGACTGACAGGCCATTTGAAGCAATCGAAACGATGGTTGCGCCCGCTGGGATATCCCCCGCCGATCCCTGAATAGTCATTCCCGGCATCCACCCAGCGTTCAAGACGTTGGTGGAAAGGCCGGTAATGCTTGTGGTCCCGTTGGTTGTCCCGGTGATCGTCGTTGATGAAAAACCGCTGATATCCAGCCATCCAATCTTGTTGGATGACAGAGCGAAACCGGCATGCGTGAAGATGATCCGAGAGGCAATCAAATCACAGGTTGGAGGCTCCCAATCACCCGACGTTGATAGGCTGGTCGGGAGGTTTCCGGTCAGCATGCCGCTGATGGTCTGGAATGTGTTGGTTGACAGATTGTACGCGAACGGTTGCGACTTTCCCGAAAACAAGCTGCTGGCGATCATGCCGTAGCAGATGTTTCCGACGACGAGAAGAACCTCAACATTCGTCGGAGACGTGAAGCCGGTGAATCCCGTCAGTTCAAACGAGCCGGGACGCGGTATCCACATTTGCGGGGTGTGCGGCGCGGGCATGAGGTTTGACAGAGACGACATTGCCCCCGGAAAAGCATTCGTCGCGTCCAGGGCGTCAGAATATCCTTTGGGCTTGACCGTGAATTGCTTAAAGGGCTGGACGGGAGGCATGCATCACCAACCTACGCGCTTTGTGTTTGGCAAGTTATTGAAAGTACTGCCAAATCTACGCCTGTCCAATTGCACACGCTTTGAATGCGTCTCGGGATTGTCCAGCATCGGCATGATTCGAGCCAGGATGCCTTGCGCCCCTTCCGGCCCCTTTCCGAGAAATTCACGCGAACGAGGGTCATTCGCCAGCTTCATCATCTCGCCAGCGAGGCGGGTGAACAGATAGGTGGACGATGGGAACCACGGAAGGGCCGAAGAGGTTTGCGGGTTAGCCGTGTTCCCCATCTGCTGCTTGAAGCGCACATAGACCGGGTAATTCCCCGATGGCGGAGGATAGACAAACATGTTGGGAGCCGCTCCCGTCGCAAGAGGGCTCATGTCCACCGTGTACCAATAGGGATAGGACGTGAATCCAGGCTGCTGGACGGTCATATCAAACTCAGCCTGATCCAGGGCCGTCATGGGGTACGGAACGCCTTGTAGCGTCCAAAAAACGTCTCCAAATTCAGCGCGAAGAAAGCTTGTCGGCAACTGATAGGGTCCGCTGCCGGGCTGCAAGAGCGTGTAATAGGGGGAGGACGGGCTTGCCTGTAGGCTGGTGTTGAAATTGAAGCTGGTGAACGCCTGGGCCGCTTCAAAATCGTAAGTCTGCGCCAGTTCTTCAAGGATGGCGTTCAGAAGCTGACCGGCCTGTGACGTGAACCCCTGCACGTTGGCGGCTTGGCAAGCAAGGGTGACGATCTGCGAAAAAGAAAGAGCGGTCGTCACCTCTTGCCTCCATGCTTAGTTCCCGAGCAGGGCAGTGCGCTTGCTGATCTCGGATTTCAAACGGGCGATCTCGGCGGCATACCGTTCACGCGAGATGTTCAAATTGTTGACGGCCTGATCTCGTTCGGCCTGGGCCTTTTCGATTTCAGAAGTCAGGCGGGACAGAGCGGCATCATGCCGTGACAAAATCTGCTTGACATGACCACGAGGCTCAAAGGCCGTCTGCCGTCCAGACTTGGCGTGTTCGGCGTAGGCTTCGTCGTGAATTTTCTTGCGGTCAACTTCCAGGGTCTTGGCCTCGACCACGCGAGCGGCCTGGGCATGCTGGAACTCAGCCTCAACGCGGGCAAAGTCCTCGTCGAACTGAGCCGCCGTCTTTTCGTGCTTGGTCAACTCTTCCTGAAGATCAGGAATTTCGGCCATGGCCCCCTGACGATTCACGCGAAACACCAGGGCATCAATGATGCTGTCGGCCTCGGCGGAAGTGGCGTCCTGGGGATAGAACGTCTGCAAGGTGATCTGGGCATTTCCGCCCAAGTTCTTGAGGATGGAAACGCCAACGGCAGGAGCTTTGGTATCGGTCATCAATGAACTCCCGGAGCGGAGGAAACGCCAGAACGGCCAGAAATGGTGGTCTGATGAGCGCGGCGGTAAGCCTCTCCCATCTTCTTACCCTTGATTTCCAGGTCTTCATGGTGCCAAGCGCGGGCGATCATCTCCCGAAGGCTGTTGGCGACGTGGCGGGCCACCTTGTAGGTATGGCCAGGCCAATACGCCTCGCCGTTCACGGTCAGATTAGGAGCGAACTCGGGAATATCAATGGTGATATCGACCTTCTCATAAAGGGGGCCGTTCTCGACGACGCCGGTTTCCTCGCGGAGGCGTTCGAGTTCGGTTTCCTCAACGGATTTAAGAGCGGCCTTCTTGCGTTCAGCGTCCAGACGAGTACGGGCCTTGGCCTGTGCGGCCAAAAATTCCTCATTGGACAGAAGCGGATGCAGGCGGGCCTCTTCCTGAGTAACCTCGGAAGAAGGCTCGCCTAGCAAATCCGCACCTTTTTTCGGAGCGTCAACCATAGCGGTTCACCTTAACTGTGGGTCCAGGTGCCAGCGGTGATGGTCTGCCCAGCATTGGAACCGGTAGCCGCCGCTGACATCGTGATCGTTTTGCCGTCTAGGCTGATGGCGGTAATGGTGGTAGGGGTTGCGGTGGGAATATCGCCCGCCGAACCGGAAATCACCATTCCGATATTCCAATCAGCCAACCAAGCACTAGTGGTCACAGTCAAAGTTTTAGTGCTATTGGTAGTGCCGGTCAAGGTAAGCGTGGTCGGCAGAACATTCCCGGACACCACGATAGGCCATCCGCTCTTGTCCACAATGACCCAATCGCCAGGAAGCAATTTGATCTGACCACGACCACCCGGAAGGGTCAGAATGCCGTTGCCGTCAAGGCCAAACGGGCCGTAGTTCGTGCGGACATTCCCCTGATCGTTCACGATTGCCGCATCAATGGTCGCCAAATCAGCGGCGGAGACGCCCGAACCGTAACCCGGAAACCATTGCAAAGCGTTGGTCATGCTGGTGGTGGTCGGCGTTCCCGCCGTCTTGATCGCCGTGGTCATTATTCAGCCCCTTCGACAGGCGGGGTTACATCGTCCTCAACAACGTCGGCCTCAACGTCCCAAGCTCCCGGCCCGACATGCCAAAGGCCATCGGTGTTGAGATGCAGATTCCCGCCGGGAACGATGGCGCGGTTGTGAGGATTGACGATCTCCGACATGGAAACCGCCTGTTCGACGGCCCCATTCGGCGGAACGCGGACGATTACGGAATCATCCCGAACCTCAACGATCTTCATGATCAACCACCACCAGTCGCAAAGCCCTGGATCTGCGAAATCTGCGCATTCAGGGCGGCGGCCATGTTGGTGCCAACGGTCGTGCAAGCCGTGGTGATGTTGGCGGTGCTGGGGGCATCACCACCCGGAACCGGGACGGGGATCAGAGTGCCGGAGCCAGTGTAGGGCTGCAACAGGGTGGACACCTGAAGAACCTGGGCAGACGGAACGCCCATCGGTCCGCAACCATCGCCAACCCACTTGATACGGGCTTCCCAATCGATAACGTAAGTCATTGTTTCTCTCCAAAAAGAAGAACTGAGGCGTGAGGGAAATATCTCATTCCCTCACTCACTCATGATTGTTTAGCCGAAGGTGGCGCTATAGGCGCTGACCGATTCAATGCGGGCCATAAACTGGACATTTTCCAAAATTGTCCCGTAGTAGGTCTTCCACCCGATGATGCGCTGCTGGTTCAGCGGGTCAGACTTATCGGCTTTGCTGAGATAGCTGTATTCCACATCCTTCAGCTTGACCTGACCATAAGCGCCCCGGCCAATCACGAAGGTGGGATAGACCGTCAGGCCAGCGGCAGGAGCGGCGGGCGGAGTCTGGGCGACACCAAGGCCAGTGATGAATACGGTGGTGTTGGCCGGAAGCTGGACGGCCTGCCCCTGCAACGGGCCGGAAACCGGACCCTGGGGCGAGGTGGCGAGGTTGGCCGGGCTCGACGTGGTGCCGACATAGACGTTGAAGGTATATCCAACGATGTTCGGCGTGGTGATCTGCAAAGCGCCGGTCGCGGTGGCGTTGGTGGCGCTGTTCGGAACGGCGTAGATGCGGCTCTCGTACTGGTTCTGAGTATCTGAACCCGTCACCTGGACGTAGTATCCGGTGCCATTGGTCAGAGTGCCGGTCTGGGTCGTGGACGCCGAAACGGTCAGGGCGGCAACGCCAGTGAAGCTAGGGACCATGTTGGACTTGCAGAAGCGGATGCCAGACCACTCGCCAGCCTCATAGTTATAGAGGCGGTTCAAGTCGCTGTAGGTCCAAGCCTGAACCACAGTGGCGTTCTGCCGGAAGTCGGCCACCACTAGAGTATGGATCAGGGCCGCATAGTGCGGCATGGCGCGGGGGTTCTCGCTGGCGCGTTTACCACCGGCATTGGCCTCAATCTTGGTGTCGGTCTGTTCGTCGCCCATGAAGCGGGGAGCGCCAAGAGTTTCAAGAGCGGCGTCGGTGCGGATGACGGTCGTGGTGTCCAGAACGTCACCGGCCACCAGGGCGGCGCGGCTGCCTCGGCTGTTGACGTAGTTCACCTGAGTCCCGGCCATCAGAGCGACGAAGGTGTTGCGCTCCAGAGTCTCCGAAATCTGCAAAGCCGTCAGTTCGGTGGCCTTCTTGAACAGCGGATGCTTGATGGTCAGTTCGGCAACGTCGGTAATCGTCACCTTGTCGCCCCACTGCTGGGCCACCGCCGTGACCTGCTGAATGGTCATCGTCTCGCCAATGGGCGGCACGCCTTCAGACAGCGGCGCATAGGGCAGAGGCAGGCGGTTGTAACGGGTGGCGGTGTAAGTGGTGCCCATGCCCTCGGGGAGGGACAGGGGATCACCAAACTGATACGCTACCAACTGGCGTCGGGCCAGCGGTAGCGTTTCATCCGCGATGTAATTGGTAATGTCAGCCTGAAAGCCTGACGCCTGATTAACGGCCATAGTACCCTCCGGTTAAAGACGGAGGGCACAAGCCCCCGTCAGATTTTGATGTTTTCCAATCGCTTGGCGCGAGACGCCGCGCTGTCAGGGCTGCGACGGTTGGGCGCGACAACATCGGAAGACGCGCCACCGGCACGGCTCGACTGTTGGGCGATTCGCTGCTGACCCTGGCGGGTCTGCTTTCCTTTGGCGCGGGAAGCGCGTTCGACGGCCCGCTTGCCAATGAGGTAATGGGCGACGGTTTCACGGTTCGCGCCAGTTCGACCGGCAGCACGTTCAGCCGCGAGAACCTTTTCGACTTCATCAGCGACGGCGGCATAGGCCGGATTGCGGCTGGCGAGCGCCTGGAAGGTGTTGCGGTCGCCGTTGTCCCAGGTTTCGAAGCGCAGACGGTTGATCTCGTTAGAGAACTGCTGAGACTGTTTGTTAAGCAAGTATGAAGTGCGCTGGTCCGGGTCCATGAGCATGAGTTGCTCTTGCTCGGCTCGCTCATAAGCGGCGCGTTCGGCA